ATTCAAAAGAATATAAAGAACATCAATCATCACCAAAAGCAATTAAAGAACGTGGTCAAAGATGGACTGCAAGAAGAAGAGCAGCAGTTCGTGCAGCAAAAAGAAAACTAGGTTCAAAAGCTGCAAATAAAACAAGAGATCAATTAATCAAGATAGGTCAAGGTCTTTTGAAAGGTAAAGATGTAGATCATAAAAAACCATTGTCAAGAGGCGGTTCAAATGGTAATGGAAATGTGAGAGTTGTTTCTAGATCTTATAATAGAAGTAGAAATAATAATATAAGTGAAGCAGATGAAGGTGCTACTCGTTATCTTTCAAAAAGATTATTAAATAAAGATAGAGCAGCAAGACCAAATCCAGAACCAATAACACAAAGAAAATCAATACCAGGAATTCCACCACTACCAAAGGCATAACCCATGAAAGATTACTTTGATTTCCTAAAAGAGAGCACCAAAGCAACAATTCGCAGACATAAGGCTGGTGTTCTATCTCCTGAACAAAGAAAAAAGTTTATCGAAAGACAAGAAGGTAAGATTGCAAAAATAGACAAAGAGGGCAAATTATCTGCTCGTGCTTCTCAAATTAGAGATACAATTAAAGCAGTAAGTGAAGATATTCAAACACCTGCTCGTAAGGCTCAAACTCGTCGTGCAATACTGCGTGCGTTTGATACTCGTTTAGGTAGAAATAAAAGTACCCCTATACAAAGAATAGCATTGTTAACGCGCATTGCTAGAGAGCGTGGATCTTCTCAAATGTATGGAGTTGGTGGTAAAATACTCAGCCCCGTTACAGAATCAAAATCAGATATGCCTTGCAACAAACCTAGACCATCTACTTCAGCAGGAAAGAAGATGATGGTTAAAGCATGTGAAGGTGGACAAGAAAAGATTGTTCATTTTGGTGCTAAAGGATATGGTCACAATTATTCACCAGCAGCAAGGAAATCATTTAGAGCTCGTCACAAGTGTGGTGAGAAAAAGAGTAAATTAGGTGCTCAATATTGGGCATGTAGAAAATTATGGGCAGGTCCGAAAGGTTCTAAAAAGTCATGCCCTCCTGGGAGAAAGTGTAAGTATTAATGAAGTATAAGGATCTTAAGAGAATTAAGAATACATACCTTAAACCAAAAGAAGATAAGAAAAAGGATACTAAAAAACCAAAAAAGTAGTTTATTATGAAATTTGATACTTTAGATGATGACAATTATATGATGTTTGCAATGAAGATGTACAATAATCCTCAATGTAAAAACATATCCGAATTTCATGAGGACATGAATCGTATTAAGTATTTAAAACGATTATTTAGAAAATATAAGTCATCTGGACAACTCCGAGAACGATTAATTCTTAATCATATTATTATTTTTTACAATGTTTTTGATATAATTTCTGCAACTAGGTTGCTTTTTAATAGAATAGACACAGATTTACACCCTTATTTAAAAACTTTTATAGTTTTCCTAAATACTTTACCAGAAACTATACCTGAAGTAAATCTTGTTAATATTCCATTGGACAGAAGAATAATAAATAGATTAAGAGAAATATGAAAATTAACAAATTAAAAGAAAGTTTAGATCGCTGGTTCAAGGAGAAATGGACAGCACAAGATGGAAGCGAATGCGGCTCCTATGAGGGTCGTGGTCGTGTAAAATGTCGTCCTGCTCGTAGAGTATCAAGTAAGACTCCCCAAACATGGGGCGAAATGTCTGATAAACAAAAGAAGAAGGCAGTGCGTCTAAAACAAAAAGCACATAAAAAAGGTCAACAGTTCAGTAGTCATAAAACTGGTAAAACTTGGAGTGCTGATAAAGGCAAATATAGACCAGGAAAACAAAAAAGTTTGAAAGAAAATTACACAAATGCTCTATCAAACTTTATTTGTGAAAAATGGAATCCGAGAAATAAGAAAGCACATGCTGCATGTAAAGCAAGTGTCAAATCAAGATTCAAGGTTTGGCCATCTGCATATGCTTCGGCAGCAGTTGTTAGATGTTATAAAAAGAAAGTTGGGAGTGGAGATTGAAATTACCAAAACAAATAAAAGCAGATCAAAAAGCATTTGATGTTGAGCAAAACAAAGGACCACTAGTTGCTCCACGAAGGTTTTTTAATTTACTTTTATTAGCAGGTGAAAGTGGTCAAGAAGCACAATACACTCTGTTTAATTTGAGATACCCTATTCAAAGATCTCAAAATCAAAGAATAAGAAGAGAATTGATAAACATTCTAGTTAATTTAATCAATATTTCTACAACAGACTCAATAATATATAATCGTCTTCGTTCTTTGGCTATGTCTAAAAAATTAAAAACAATTAAAGAATCTAAAGAAATCAATAAACAAGAAAAAATATTTAATGTTTTACAAACTATTCTCAATAGAATAGATGAAGAATTACAAGGAGTTATGGGAACACAATTAGCATCTGCAGAGGGTGCTTCTTCTAAAGGAACAACAACTGGAATAGATGCTTTTTCTCCAATATTAACTAAAACACCAGTTAGAAGATTTCCTTTATTAAATGTAATAAGAAGATTAAAAAGAAGAAAAAATAAATAAGTTTAGAAAGGATTTAAAATGACTACAGAATTAATTTCATTAATTGGAGGCGGATTAGTTGGTTTTCTATTTCGTTTCTTGGCTCAAAAATCACAAGACCAAAAAGAAATGTTCGACCGCTTGATGACTGCCAATAAAAGAACTACTGAAAACCAAAATGCAGCGGTTCAAAGAGTATCAATAGATGCTGGTAGAATAGTTCGCAGAACAATAGTTTTAGCAGTTTTATTTGCAACATTACTTGCTCCGTTTATTTTACCATTCTTTGGTTTACCAACATTTGTTGAAGTAGATACCACAGTAACAAATCTATTTGGACCTGATTATATGAAGAAATACTTCGTAGAAATTAATGGTTATTTGTTTACATCTGAAAACCGACAAATTCTTTTGAGCATTGTCGGATTTTACTTTGGTTCTGCTGCTGCATCTAACAAGTCATAAGGAGATACATATGAAAATTTTAACAGCATTATTAACAAGTTTATTTCTATTTGCTTGCGATGCAACTCCGGTAATTATACCAGATAGCACAGTTAAGAATCCAATTTTAAATAAGTTAAATTATGACATCCAAAATGGAGATAAAATTTCTTCAGGTTGGGGTTGGATTCTCTGGTACTTACCAATAGTAGCAGTTGTAGTTCTTTGGGCATACAACCATTTATGGAAGAATTGCAAAGAAGAAACTACTGATTCTGAGAATAAGCAATAAAATCATACAACTTTTTACAAATGAAATACGAGTCCACTATGTCTGAAACTGGACTCGTTATTTCTTTTTTATCTGGTATCATTGTTAATCTTAAAGATTGTCCAGTATCTTGAACAAATGAATCATACATCATTTGTTTATCTGCATTACCTTTTCCTGTAGCATATTTTTTGACTTCTGTTGGTGGCATTATTGTAGTTGGCATGCCCATTTCATATAATTTATATTTCAATAAGCCAGTATTTTCTGCTATGTGGAATATACGACCACTAGCAGAATAGGCATAACCTTCTATTGCTACATGTGAACAACCCATTACAATTTCAACAGCCCAATCTGCAATGGTTTTATATCTTTCTTGTTCAGAATTCCAATCCATAAATCTTTCACCGAATATGTTTCCGCTAAAAGTATCCGCATATTTCTTAATATCCGTTAAATAATAAAATGAACATTTTTTGTGAGAAAATGTATCACCATCGAACACGCAAATTGCTGGTCCACAAAGGGAATAATCAATACCTGCTATTACCATACAAGTATTTATTAAAATCCTAATAGTCTGCCGATTGTTATTCCGATTAATAAAGAACACAAACTAACCAAAACTTTTTGCAGTTTAGTCAAAGAGTATATCCTTATTGTTTTTCTTTATGTTCTTTATCCAATCTTCATAGTAATAAAAAGGAACACCAGACATATCAATTATACTATAATCCACTATGGACATAGAAGAAATAATTCCAACCAATTTACCATTTTCTTCGAATATTGCACCACCCGAATCACCAAACCAAATATGAACATCTTGGGTTGAATTGAATTTAAAAACAAAAGGATCCTCTATCAATACTCCATAATAATAGAAAGATCCTTGTTTACTAGATTTTTTTATTTCTCTTGAAAACCCAACAGTTGTAAGATTTTCAAATCTTGTCAAGTCTTTTGGACTGTATGATATTTCTGGAAATTCTGTTATGCATGTTGGTTCACTTAATATCAATATTCCGATATCATTTACAACTCTATTTCCTATTTTATATTTTTCATGCATTATTGATTTAATAACATTGTATTTTTTACCACCGACTTCAAAGTATTTTAAATTCGTATCTTCAATACAATGCGCAGCAGTTATAACTAAATTTTTATCAATTTGAATAGCACTTCCAATAAATTCTTCATTATTATCATAGACCTTCCCCACACATCGATAGGGATCTTCTTCCTCTCTTACTATATTGAACCCTTTGTACAACTCCGGTTCTTGAGCAGGAATAACAATGTCTACTATCGAAGGTGGGGGTAATTCCTGTTTGGCTGAATTGACAGTTACATCTTTGCAAGAAAAACTTGTCGCAAGTATCAGACTTAAAACTATTGAAAGTCTGCCTGCCATACATTATTATTTATAATACTTTGCAAATAAAAATAAAAAAAATCCAGTCCCGAAGGACTGGACTTTAATTTCCCGTTTACGGGTGTTACTTCTTACAGGAACAAGTGCATTCCTTAGAAGACTTTGGTTTTCTTTCCTTTTTACTCTTCTTTTCTACAACTTCTGTGACCGTTTGACGAACTGCTGGTGCTTGTTGAACCACAATTGGCTGAACATAGGCGGGAGAAACAGTGTACGCACTTACTGGTTGAGCAACAGGAAGAACTTGTGGTACTGGAGATGCACAAAAAGAACTTGCATAACCAAATCTATACCAACCACCGACTGGTGCTACTACACCCCCGTAATAGCCACCATAACCACCCGTGGCTACTGCAACTCCACCCCATCCACCACCAACTGCTACAGCGACTTGAGCGGGTGTGATTGTTGTCATACATAAAGTTACGATTAGTACTAGAATGTTCTTAAACATAGTAATCTCCTTTACTTATAATATACCACAAGTATTTATTATGTCAAGAAACATTATCAAATAAAGTTGGTTCTTTATTTGAATTATTATATACAATTTCATCAATTCGTCTATCAGCATCATTTATTGCACTTGAAAATGCACGATAACGATCATCTATTTCAGAGTAAATTGTATTTTCTACATTTTCAATTTTTGTAGTAAGTTTTTCCACTTCTTTTTCTAAATTAGAACGAACATCATCAACTGATCTATAAACCATATCTATTTCCTTGTCCAATTCCATCTGATAAAGTTCTTTTCTTATTTGATAAAATTTAACCATCAAAAAACCCAATAAACTTGAAAGTAACACTATCATTAGAGTACTGCTATCCATTTTATATCTCCTTTTAATTACTAGATGTTAAATCAACTAATTCACACTTATCACCACTACATGCAAAGGTTTGTGTACCTACTGTACTATCAACCTTTTCATACTTAGTAAGTTCTGACCACTCAACATTTTTTGGCATTTTCTCAAGAATTGCTTCGTAAAGTTCTTTTGTAATGTCCTGATATGGTGCTTGACGATATGAATGATCTGAGTGTGGTAGGAAAGAAATACCACTGATCTCATCAAAGTGCTTGTACACCCATGCACCTACTTCCATCCATTCATGTTCTCGCACAGTAACAGTGATACTCGGCTTGTGTTCGCACCAATGTCTTTGATATGCTAGCCATAACTCTAAATGCTCAATAGCAGTCATATCATTACGAGTAACCGATCCATCTGCCTTCATCGGGAATGAGAATACCATAACACTATCAGGCTTCATGACGCAAGGCTCGTGGGGGAAACCTTTGTCAATCATGAGTTGACACAATGGATCCTTACGATCTGCACGAACTGTACGGATATAATATTGATTGTGTCGAGCATGAATACCAGATGCTGCATCAGTTAGTTGTGATACCGTGCCACTCGGTTTTATGCAAGTAATTGCTGCTGCAGCATTGATACCTAACTTCTTAGCCCATTCCTTGTTTGTATCAACTGCATGTTGCTTTAGATTCTCAAGATTTGCCTTAAGACCATGCATATCACGCATCATTGGATTATCAAGAATACCTGTGAGAGATACACCAAGAAGTGCTTCCTCTTCACAGTTTTTTCTCCATTCTGATGAAAGATATGGGAAATGCAATAACGATGCTTGCCATGTACCTAGAATTGCTGCAAGTTTAACCTTACGAGCAAGACTCTCCATGTCGTCATTTGGTCTTACAATAACTTCTGTGAGATTGCAAAATTGACGATCACGCAGAATAATTTCAGAGCAAGGATTTGTACCGAACTCATAACTTGGATCACGACGATCACCTAGTTTTGCTACAGTCTTTTGGCAAGCATCACGATTGAAAATACCACGCTCACCTCTCTTTGATTTATAAAGAGATACCCATTCTTCCATGAATGTACCAATCTCTGGCTTCTCCTTATATACTACACTATTATTCGCAAGTGCTCTTTGAGGATTCGCCTCCCACCATGCTCCAGTCTTAGCATCACGCATCCGTTCATCGGTAAGATTTGAAAGGCTGATAA